ATCTACTGTTTTACAATTCCATTTATAAGATTGTGCCATAATTTTAATTTATTTATTTATTTATTGTTATTTATTTTTTTTCGCATTGACATTCTAACGCTTCTAATTTTGCAGATAGTTCTTGTATTGACTTAACTAATAAAGGAACTATTTTAGAGTAATCTACTGATTGCATTTCTTCTGCATCTTTTTCTCCACTTACTGCTTGTGGTAATACTTCTTCTAACTCGTGAGCCATAACACCATAAGACCTAGACTCATCTGCTTTCCATTTGTAATCGTAAACAGGTATTTTAGAAACTAAATCTAGACCTTTAAAGTCTTGTAAATCTTCTTTTAATCTATAATCTGAAGATGTGTTATATGAAGTTGCAGTACCATTGACTGTGATACTTCCAACTATACCATTAGTATTAAAAAACACTTGTAAAGATGCTGCTGTACTTCTTGATGTAGCCAAATAAAGTGTAGCTCTATCATCAGATTCTCTAACAAAACCACTACCAAAATGAGAACTTCCATCTGGTGTAGTAGTTGCTCCAATGAATAAATCTCCAGCCGAAGTTAGTCGCATTCTTTCTGAATTTCCTGTACTAAAGGTTAAGTTTCTACCAGTTGCTGCGCCAGTTCCATCTCCAACATTAAGGGCTACTTTGTCGTTTTCTGTTATTGTTGTTGTTAAAACTGTTGAACCTTGACTACCTACTGTTAAAGCTCCATTGCTACCAATACGCAATCTTTCTGTACTATTATTACTAAATTTAATAATACCTGTGGCACTTCTAGCTTGAATATCCCAAGTATCTCCTACATTTGTAGTAGTAGAACAATTAAACAGTAAACCTCTTAATCCAGTTGCATCATCACCTGCTAATAATAATTTATCACCTAGTGCGTTTTCAGAAACTTCTAATTTAGCTGTCGGATTGTTAGTACCCACGCCCACATTTCCTGAAGCATCTATTCTTAAACGCTCATTTCCAGCTGTATAAAATACATTTGTATCATCTCCTGACCAACCCATAAAAGTTCCACTATCTCCATTATGAGTTATAAATCCATTAATACCAACATTTCCAGCAACTTCTAATTTTTCTGCTGGTGTCGGAGTGCCCACGCCCACATTTCCTAATGCAGTAGCAGTTAGTATATTTGAAGTTTGAAAATCAGTTCCAACATAGCTAAGCGACCAAAGATAAGGTGCAGCAGCAGTTTTAATTTCCCAATTTCTGTTATCTAATCCCATCCTTAAACTTGATTCTCCATTTTGACCATTTATATACATTTCTGTGTCGCCTGAAGAATTTAACAAATGAAGTTTATACGCTGGACTCGAAGTACCCAGACGCCTAAATTACCTGAAGAATCTAGCCTCATTTTTTCTGTGCCACTAGTAAACCATTGATGAGTTATAGCTCCTGTTGAGTTTTTTGATTGTAAGTAATCAGTAGATACAAAAGTTCCGTTAGATTGCCTAGTATTAAACAGCAAAGAACCTCCTGAATTTTGAATCTCTGTTTTGTTAAAAGTTGCAGTTGCATCTGTATCTTGTAAAATTAAAATTGGATTTGTTGATTCAATATTTACATTTCCAGTAAATACTCCACCACCTGTTACTGATATACCTGAACTTGTAGTAGATAGTTTAGTTACGTTATTATGTCTCATTGAAGAATTAGCACCTTCAACAGTTTGAAAACCTATTGTTCCGTTTGTACCCCCAATATTAACTTGTGTAGAACCTCTTACGTTTAACGTACCTGTTCCTGTATCTACAATATAACTAGCTACACTATCGTGAAATATTTCTAGTCCATCTCCTGAAGTTCCATAAATAGATTTTACATTGTCATTGTGTATAGTGTTACCTATCATTGTACCACCAGCTAAAGGAAGGAATACTCCTGTACCTCCACCAGTTACAAAGTTTGCTGGTGTTATTTGAACGTTTTCTGCTCCATTATACCCTACAATGTGAGATACATCACTAGTGCTAGTTTTCAGTACAAATTCGCTAAATTTTTTATTTGCCATTTTATTTTTTTTATTGTGTTTCTGTTATTAAAAATTCGTTGTTAGCTTCTGTTAGTAGGAAATCTCCGTTCTCTGCTATGATCTCAAAGAATGGTGTTGGTGTACAATCTACATAAGGCTTATATACTAAACCCCAGTTTACTGTGTTATCACAAACGCCATCACCCCACCAAGTTTCACTAGTAGGCTTTATATAGTAACTTCCAAACATTTATTTATTTTTTTTGTTTTGTAATTTATCATTACGTTCCAAGTGTTGTTTTGTGTCCACATATTTTAAATATTTCTCTAATTTTAAAACATTAGCTATTTTTTGTTTATATCTTATAAAACCCATCCACCGAAATCTGCGTTAGCTGTATCTGGGTATGTATCATCTTGCGTATTTGCATTATACTCTGGATACGTATTTTGATTATATACCATAAAATCTATAAAATTATTAGTGTAAAATTGTGCTATATCTCTATACTTTTCTACTAAATAATCAACTTCTTCTTTATCTACTGTTAATGCGTTCTCACTTTGTCCTTTAAATACACCTTTTGCACCTACTGTGTAAGCAGCAAATGGCATGTAACAAACCAATGCCCAATATATAGTCATTGGCTTAACATAAGTTTCTAAAAGAGTTTTATATGCTAAATTTCCTGGGTCATTTATTGTTCCAAGAAGTATTAAGTCTTGTAATTTATCTAATAACTTAGTTCCTAAATAATTTTGTACTTCTGTATCTTGAGCAATTTCGACCATATAAATAAAACGGTCTGGATCCACTGATCCCGAGAGTACAGAATATCTTTTTATGTCTTTAGTTGTTATAAATAATGCTTTTGCCATGTCTTATCTTCCTTGTGGGTTACCTGGTAAAAATCCTTTATTTGGTAAATTTCTTGGTTGTACAGAAACTTGATATGGATTAGTTACTTTATATCCTAAAATAGCCGCTTGTCTTGTGCCTATTATATCTTGCGATGTTTTAACATCAATTTTCGCTTTTTTACTTCTAAAAGTAACACGCTTCCATGAATGCTGGCAATTACCTCCCCCTTTGTATAACCATATGGAATAGGTTGCAGAATTTCCTTTAGGACCCCAACCTTTATTTACTGGTTTATCTCCCATTGCTATTATATCTTCTTTACGATATAATTTTTTAGCTCTTGTCATTGCTACACAAAAATCTCTTGGATTATCTCTTGTGCTTTCTGGAGAATATTTATATCTTACTTTAAAATAATTTTCTACTCCATTAACTTCAACTTTTTTATCTTGTGAACTTTTTGAATTTGGTCTAGCGATTCCTGTACTAACAAATTTCCAAATTTTACCTAAAGTTGAAAGTTTTTCTTCACTTTGTAAATTAAGTTCGTTTATTATTTCAGTTAATTTATCATCATTTTCATAATCTACATCTTGTTCATCTATTGCTTCCCAAACATCTTCATCAATATCTTCGCCTAAACTTATAAAATGTTCTAAATCTTTATTTAATTCTATAGATAAAGGAACGCAATTTGGAACTTTTTTACCATCTTTAATTTTCATTCCATATTGTTCATAACCAGCTTGACAAGGTTTTTTCAAATCTATTGCTTCATCATGAGATTCACAAGGCATATAATATATTACTCCATCTTCTTCATGTTCATGATAACCAGAACAACCTTGTTCTAAAGCTTTTTCTTCTGCTTCTTCTATAGTTTTATAAACTTCGATTCCGTCTATTTTCTTTAGACTTAACTCGTAACCAGTTTCTTCTTCTATTATTTCTTTGTTTACTATGTCAATATCACTAAAATCAAGAGGTTTAAGAGTCTTAAAGTATAAGTCTAATGCTATATCATTAACTGATAAAATGGCATCTATACACTCTATGACTTGATCTTGAAAGCATTGAATAACTATGTTGTCAAATAGCTGAGTTGCATTCTTTATTTCTTCTGCATTGTTTCCTAGTCCATCGTTTCCTTCACGAATACCAAGAAGCATTGGAGATGTAACCCTATGACCAACGATTAATTTTCTAAAGCACTCATCAGCTAAATATTGATAATGAGCTGGTGCATCGTTTAATGGAATGTCATCTATAGTAGTTTTGGATTCAGCATTGTTATTAAATGCAACGATTACTTTTTCTCCTCTGCTTCCGGTTAGTTTATTTAATACATCACTTTTAATTGATTGTATTTTATCGGGATCTGGGACACCGTTGTTAAAATTGACAACTTTAGTGCCACTAAAACCATTTATACAATCATTTATAAGATAATCTCCTATTTCATCTTCTAAGACTGCGTAAGGCATTGCAGAACTCCAATCTGGACTACTATAATAGTATTTTCCAGCTTCATAAGGCTTTAACACATACATTTCAACACCATTATCTTTACCAAACCCAAATGCTGGTATTCTTTCTGGTATTTCTGTTGGTTTTAAATTATCCCAATGATTAGAGTAATACCATGCTTCTATTTCACCTTCATCGTTACATTTTTCAGCTCTTAGTGTTTCCATTGGAAAATGATGTACTTCTTTTACTCTACCATCTTGATAAACTAATTGAAAAGCAGCCATTCCAAGAACTTTATAATCGTTTATAAATTTTCTTAGATCAGACTTTTTAAATAATGACATCATTTGAGCGTATTGCTCTGGTCTTTTGCTGGCATCATGTGCTGCAAGACCTTTACCATAAATCATGTTAGAAACACCTATAGTAATAGCTCTGTTAGTAGTAGAGTTATTATTTACATCAATTATGTAGTTGAAATAATTGTTATCTATTCCATATTGTACCCAATCTTTGTTTTTTAATTCTACAACTTCAGGAGCTGTATAAGCCGATAATTTAGTTACGAAAAATTCGCTCATATCACTACGTATTCGTTAGTTGTTGCGTGTTCTGTATATACACCATCATTAATACTATATGTACTAATAGTTTGGTCTGTACAAAATATCATATCTCTATATACTACGCTCGTTCCATTAAAAACTTTAAGCGTGTAAAATCTACCCTCTACAAGTAATGGACTAAATGTTACATTGCCTTGTAAATAATAAGAACTTGTTGTAAATGTTAATCCAGAATACGTTACAGGTGTATTAGTATCTTGATCAGTAATTATAATACTACTTGCAGAGTATTCTCGTGGAATAAACTTCAATTGTTGTGCGTTTGCACTTGTAGTTAATATAATCATTGATTTCTTTTTTAATAAACGAAAAAAGATGAAAAGTGTTATATAAAAAAAAGGCAAAACTTAAAGTAATGCCTTTTAATTTAGTTGTGTTGTATAATTAAACTCCTACCACTACAACTGTGTTTGTAGTATCTCCAATAATTGCTGGGTCTACAAAATAAGCTGATTCTCTTTCATTTCCAGTAAATACTAGATTATATCCAGTAAAGTCAGCCATAGCTGCTCCCGATACAGAACTTGCTGCAACTTCACATCCATTTTCAATTCCAGCTAACTGAAATTTAGTTGTTTTACCATCTTCAGAATAAGATTCAACTACTATTTGTGGTCTCCCATATCCTAATAGTTTCATTTCTTTTCTTGTTGCAGCATCTTGTTTTTTTAACTGAATAGTTCCAGTTTGTGTAAAAACAGAAGTTCCATTTTCTCTTGATTGTTCGTTTGTTTCATCAAAAGAATTT